TTGAGCGTCAGCAGCAATACGTGCTGCTTCCGTTTGAGCATTGGCAGATGTTCTGGCTGCGCTTGAAGCTGCATCACCTTGTATGACACCTCCGAGTAGCGCCGCTCCTGCTGCAATCCATGGCATATTAAGCCTCCACTTTCTGTTTAATTAAAACTTGATCTACTTTATTCACGTCAGTTTCCTCAGTTTGGTGTATACAGAACCACACAGAATCTTCTAAGGCTAAGATAGTATGGTTTAAGTCTTTAACAATGTTAATACAAGCAGGGGCTGTATATGTCTCTACTTTATCATTATCAAACAATACCTTAACCTTACCTTGAGCTAAGATACTCAAGTGGTCATAGTTGTGTTTGTGTTGGCAAGCAATAGAACCCTTAGGGATAAACATTTGCTTGGCGTATAAGCCTTCGCTAAAATAGTGCTCAATCATTCTACGTAATCGGCAATCGGGCCATACTGTCCTGAGACAAGGGCTGCAAAGATTGCCCTACCATGTGCCTCTACATCATTCTGGCTTGCTGTAAACGGTAAGATTTCAGCGCCAAATTGACTGGTAGTGATCTCGCAATCAATCGCTGTTTTGCCAGTGTTTGACCAACGTGGGTTTGAAACGGAGGTGAGGATCGTTTGCATGTTTTTACCTTTAAGAAATTCTAAGGAACAAAGTCATCATGAAGCCATCGGCTGTGTTGGTTGTGCCTTCGTTCAAGTAGCCTGTATTACCCATCATTCTCCAAGTTCCAGAAGGAGTCTCTGAGTTACTACCCTCGTTAACTTGATCGTTGTTGGAGTACGCATTGGAATAACGCAAGTCAGAACCAGAGACAGTCGTTCCTGCCGATGAAGACGCCTTATTGCTGACACGTGCCAAAAATGCGTATGTACCAACTGCGCCAACTGAAGCACCTGCCGTGGCGTTCAAAACCTGCGCTGTTGTGATTGTGGTCACAGTGCTTGCATTTGTAGCATTAGTGGCATTCGTGGCGTTAGTTGCATTTGTCGCTGTAGCTGCGTTGCCTGTTACGTTAATGGCCCAAGTACCTGTAGCACCTGTACCACTCTTTGTAGGGTAAGCCGCAGCAGCCGCTGTAGCAGCCGCCGAAGTAGCTGTAGTAATTGCTGCCGTATCCGCTGCTGTAACAAATGCTGTGGTTGCTATTTGAGTGGTATTAGTACCTGACGAAGCTGTAGGAGCCGTAGGAGTACCTGCTAAAGAAGGACTTGTTAAAGTCTTGTTTGTCAGTGTTGCAGTAGCACTTCTTTCATCCACTACAGCAGTAGCCACAAAAGCCGTGGTAGCAAGCTGAGTAGTGTTAGTTCCTGCTGACGCTGTAGGTGCTGTAGGAGTGCCGATAAGAGCAGGACTATTTAAGTCTGCCTTGGTAACAACGGCTGTAGCAATGTTGTTAAACTCGGTATCAATCTCCGTACCTTTAACAATCTTTAAAGAGTTGCCAGAAGACAAGGAGTCTTTACTGGCAAAGTTAGTTGATTTGGTGTAATCGCTCATATTATACAATCTTCCCGTTCTTTGCCAAGATTTCGATCTTCTGGATACTCAAAGGAGAACCATCAATATCTGCTTCATAGCCTGTTTGAATTACCTTACCTGCACCTGTTGGATAGGCAGTAAGAGTCTGCAACGAAATACCATCAGAGTATTCAACCCCAACAGTATTATACTCTGAAATACCGAATTCTGCAACCCCTTGGGAAGGAATTTTAGTGTTTTGTGAATAATAATTTTCCTTGAAGTCGTAGCCCCACTTAATTGTCACAAACTGGTTACTACCACCAATGACAACAAGGGAGAGTTTCTTCAAGACAGAAGTAACGGCAGGTTGACCAAAATCGGTATGATTGGTAAAGTAAACCATACGATACTTAACACCGTTGTCTTGATGCCCTTCATACTTACCAATGTATCCGTTTTTACCGATCAGTAAGCTTCTATTTCGCAAGTAGCAAAAGCTTTTAGGCTCAAGGCTATCCCAAGTAGTTACCCTGCTAGAGCCATCCTGTAATGTGGCTTTAAGATCAAAGCAATACACTGTTTTAAGGGTAGGGAAAGTAAGTAAGTAGAAAGATTCAAAAGGACTGTACACAGACTTGAGAGTATTTAGTACTTCACCTGCAACTGCTGACATGAGGTCATTACGTACATTCTTAGACAAGTCACGGAAAGGCGCTGACTTCTCTTGGATGGTACGCAGGACGCTACGAACACCTGTATCCGACAAGAAGATGATGTCTGAGCCTGTATTCTGGATAGTGTCACGAGCAATACAACCGATGCCTGTTACAGAGTCAGAGATTTTAAATACACCTGCTGACAATACATCCTGAGCACCCGCATATACCAAGATATTGTTTTTACCGAAGATGAATAAGAATCCGTTGTGGGAAGCAAGACCTGTAATGTTGTCTGCGCCGTTAGGCCACACAGAAGATACATCAATAGAGCCAGTGGAGCCATTAGCCCACTTGTGACCAGAAAGAATATCTGACCAGTAAAGGACAGTCTTCTCAGTGGTTGTTTCGGCTACCCACAAACGACCATAAGCAGATAAAACTATGTTACCTGAAGGCACTGTGCCTGTGTAGCCTGACTTCTCAGAGATTCGGCGGTAGGTTGTAGTACTTACAGCAGGATCAAACACCAGAGGATCGTGGCCTAATTGAAAGAGGTATAACACTTCGTTCAAAGCAGCCATTTGCCAGTTGCTGTCAGTAATCGTAGGAGCTGTGCCACCACCTCCGTATGTAAGCTGTGTGAGTGTATTTCCTGCCAGTTTAAACAACTTATTGTTGCCTGCTGTAATAGTGTATTCTTCACCGTTATCCACGACCAACTGACCGATAGCTTTGACAGCAGCGGAACCTAAATCAGTGTTAGTTGTGTGTTGAGCTACCCACCCCTTACGAGCACCAATACGTCCGTACTGGTCGATAACACAGTTGATAGCGTTAAGAGCAAAGCCTGAGGCTAAGTCTAACGAACTATCCTGAGTGTTCAATCCATAAAAGCCCGGAGCAGTAATGGAGAAGGTTTGCATTTGTTGTGCCATAACTTACACAGCCTCCCAAGCATCTTCCTCTACATAGCGAGAACTTTCAATAGCGATAGCGTCAGCCAAAGAAGACTTGTACAGTGCATAGGCTTCAGAACTCTGTAAACCACCGTCTTCACCGCGCTCAACCAAGGCACGAGCAAAAGCACCTAAGACTACAGGCTCTTTAGGAGTAAGCAGTACATCGGCGTTGTTGACCAGTTCAGCTTGAGGAATGTACAGGTTAAAGTACAGTGTCAGGCTAGATTCAGGAATAGGGTAAAAGTCTACCTTTGTATCACCAGTGCTGTGAACACCGTTAAAGTTGTAGTACATAGGCTTGGCTGCACGAGTGTCAGTGAGCAGTGCCTGAGACATCTTCTGTGTAGTCCAAGCCTGCAAGATAGACTTGTTTGTTACATCTTGAGCATCAATCACTTTAAAGCGAGTACCCGAACCTGTGAGCACGTAGCCGTAAGTATCAGCTTGTGTCTCAATGATCAAGGTATCTGTTAAAGCATTCCACGAGTAAGCATCCTCTACTTGTCGCTTGGCATCATTAACCAACTTACCAACGAGCTTAGAGAGGATGTTCTCCTGAACAGTAGTTACTTCTGGTTCGCGCATACGAATCAGAATATCATTAACGAGGTCTAGGTAAGTTGGCAATGCCATGATTAGATTCCTTCTTTCTTAAATAATTCAAAGGTACATATAGTACTGAAAGAGCTACCTGCTTCGTCCTGCATCACTATGGTGTCACCTTCCTCCATAACCACATAAGCACCTCCATCCATGCGAACATAAGACTTAGAAGCAATAGTACCGTTATGCACATAGATGTCAGTTGATGCACTAGAGTCTCTCCAGTAAGCAGAAATGCTCTTGGTAGAGCCTGAATTATTGAAGAGATACATCAGAGTCCATTTGGCGAAGTAGCCAAGAGGAACTGTGTAAATCGTGGTAGCCGTAGCCGCTGTGAGGTTAACACCTACCGATACAGGACGTGTCATTTGGCTTTCTTCTTGTCTTTGTTCTTCTTGGTGCGCTCGCCGCGCTCTGGCTTCTCACGGCCTGCCTCAGACAGTGCGATAGCAACTGCTTGCTTCTGAGGTTTGCCTTCTTTGACCATCATGGAGATATTCTCACTGACTGTCTTATCTGATTTACCTTTTTTAAGTGGCATAATAATCTCCTATTTACCAAGGTGTTCCTGCGGCAACCACAGGGTTCTTTTGCAAAGCAATGTTTTCAGCCAAAGCAGAATCTACGGCAGCAACGCCATCACCACCCAAAGAAGCCTTTACCCACTCAATAACAGCAGCTTCTGTCAGGTCAGCATAAGGCACATAGTTGATACCGTCTTCTTTGGTGAAGCTGGCTGTGCTGTATGTTGATGCAGTGAAGTCGCCATCAACTTGTGATGCGTTCCAATGCACTGTTTGTACGAAACCGTCAGTAGTTGAACGGTCCATTTGAGAGATGTTGAATGTGGTGGTCATGCTTGTCCTTTCAGGGCGGCAATCTCTGCGCCTTGTGCGTCAACAATGGCTTTGAGTTCTTGAATGGCAGCGGTCAGTGTGGCAACAAGGAACGATGTGTCGATGCCTTGGTAATTAGGGCGCGTTTGTTCGTTACCATCTTCATCGGTGTAGGTTTCGACTGCGTCTTTTGCGCCAACAACGGCGTCAGGCATAACCTCAGCCAGTTCATGCGCAATAAAGCCTTCACCAACAGATTCGTCAGCGTTCCACTTGTAGGTGACAGGCTTGAGCGCAGCGACACGAACCAGCGCGTTCGTCATTGGAGCAATGTCATGTTTCAAGCGGTAATCGGAAGAAGTGCTGTACGTAGTCGCGCTGCCGTTGGTGCTAATATTTCCCACGTTTCCGTTGCCGTTGTAAAAACGCCCGTGGATTACCGTGGTTGTTGGCCCTGTTTCACTCACAAAACCAGCGATGGAAGCTGTTGCATCAAGTCCCAAGCGAGTTTGACCAGACACTGCGGTGGTTCGGCCAATAAGCAAAGTACCATCGGAATCAAGGCGCATACGCTCTGTGCCTGATCTAGTCCAAATATGCGTCCAAGCATCGTATTGAGCATTTGCCCAGTTACCACCACCGCTGTTTACTGTGCGAAAGACTTTTGCAGTGGTAGAACCATCACTTGATCCGGCGTCAAAACTGCGGACTTGAAACGCATAATTTGCAGTGCTTGAGGCAATTTGAATGTCTGCTTTTGAACCAGAATAAGGTGAAGTAACCCCCGAACCGAGGTTGCCGCTTGAATCCAGCGTCATCGCCTGAGTAAAGCTAATAGCGTTACCGGCTGTGCCAGAGGCTGCGTTGAACCACTTATGGACACCTGAATCTTGCAAATACAAAGCGGCTAGTCCAGTACCTATATATTTTGAACTTCCATCGTTGTAATAATTGCTTCCAACAATTGCTATGTTTCCCGTTCCGCCAAAAGACGCTCCAGTGCTTGCTTGAAACATCTTGTATGAAGACCCCCAAGCACTTGGAGTGACACCCACGCCGAGGTTGCTTCCATCAAACACCAGCGCAGAACCAGAGGTCAGTACTTTAGAACCGTTGAGGTAGGTCACTCCGTTGGCTGTGCCACCGTTGTGCGTAACAGTTGACGATGTGGTCAGTGTTGTTACATTTGCTGTACCTCCAGATACATTGGTAGCTGTAGTAGCAGTGCCTGCATTACCTGAGATAGAACCTGTGATAGTACTGGAGAAAGTTTTAGTACCTCCCACAGTTTGATCACCTGTAAGCTTAACAACAGCGTTATCGGCAGCGTAACCAGCAGAGGCGTGGTTACCCCAACCATACGATGTATTCCAGTTAGAGGAAGTGGTAGGAGTACTATTCCAGCGAGAGGCTAAGTACACAGGATCTGTTTCTGTGTAGCTTTGAAGGGCTGTATCAGCCTTGACACCCTGAGCAGCAGTTGCATAAGCAGTGCTTGCAGTAGTAGCAGCAGTTCCCAAGCCTAAGTTGGTACGTGCTGTAGAAGCACTAGCCAAGTCAGATAAGTTGTTAGCCCGAAGTGCAGCCAATGTTGTATCAGCAGGCGTGTAACCTAAAGCTGTGGTAACATCAGAGCTTGTCAATGTAACAGCACCTGTTCGTGTGTTGAAAGAAGACACAGCAGCACCTGCTGAGAAATCAACCCACGCTGATCCTGTATACACACGCATCTCAGGAACAGTAGTGTTAAAGTACAAAGCACCTGTCAGTAAAGCACCACCATCGTTATCAACGGAAGGATTGCTTGTCTTAGCGCCTAAGTAGCGATCATCAAAGTTATCGTAGACAGCCTGAGCAGATGCCAAAGCAGCCTCAGCAGCAGCTTGAGCAGTCTCTGCATTGGCTTCGGCAGTCTCAGCGTTAGCTTCAGCAGTTTCAGCGTTAGTCTCAGCTAACTCAGCAGCAGTCTGTGCAGCCTCGGCAGCAGTCTGAGCAGCTTCAGCGGCAGCTTGAGCAGCCTCGGCAGCAGCCTGTGCAGTCTCAGCGTTAGCCTCGGCAGTCTCTGCATTGGCCTCTGCTGTCTCTGCATTAGTCTCAGCAGTGGCAGCAGCAGCGGCACTGGCTGAAGCAGCAACAGCCGAAGTAGCAGCTTGATCTTTATAGCCTTCTGCTTCATCGGCAATGATACGGACTTCTGTTACGTCTGTATCACTACGAGCTTCACCTGTTCCTCCGGGGCCACGATAGATGGTCATACAATTTCCTTAGTCTTCTTAACTTGTTTAACTGTTTTCTTTACAGGCTCTGGAACATCAGGGGTAATCTCGTACCACTCAGGATTGTCCCTAAAACTCTTAATATCTACTTCACGAGTAACAGTAGCAATAGTCTGAGGTCTAGTGCTATGCTTCATTTGAAAGCTTACCATGTCTGTATCTCCTTTGTTTAGTACTCACTGAGTAAGTAATAAAGAAAAGAGAAGCCCCGAAGGGCCTCCCTAAAGCTACTTAGCTATTAAGCGGCAGAAGCGTCAACGATGATTGGCACTGCGCTGTAGTCACGCAGTTCGCCAACGCCGTACAGAGTGTCAGCAGTGAACAAGTTACCGAGGTATTCTTGTTTGTACTGAGTCTGAGCGCGAACGCCGATCTGCTCAACCAACACAGCCCAGTCGCGGTGGAACATCAAAGCCACACGGTCAGAAGCGGTGTTACCAGCAGCGGTATCGCAGTTGGTGGACACATACACTTTCACGCCGTAGATGTCGCCGAACTCGCCGTTCATCAAGGTAGTGCCGTTGCCTTTGAAAGCTTGCTCGGTGAAACGGTTGATACCCAACATGCTGTTACGAGCAACAGGAGGAACCACCAACGAACGACCGTCCATAGGAACGTCTTGATCGTCCAGCAACTGGATAGCTGCACGGATACCAGCATCAGCGATGTTGGCAGCGTTGGACGAAGAGTAGGTGTAAGCAGCGCCAGTGGAGCCGATGATACCACCAGAGTACTGAGCGTTAGCGGAGCTACCGCCACGAGCAGCGCGACCCAACTGGATCAAGGAAGTGTCAACCTTCTTGCCCAGAGCGTGACCAGCGTCATCAGTGTAGAAAGAACGCAGGCTCGACAGAGCTTGGGCTTCCACGATGTCTTCGATCAAGCGGCTGTACTCGAAGTGGTTGTTAATAGAAATGGACACATCGCCTTCAGTTGCAGCGATCAAGGTGACTTGAGCGCCAGCAGCCTTAGCGGTTGCAGTACCACGGGTAGGCGAAGGAATGTGAACGGTGTCACCTTTCTTGCCCTTGAAGCTCATCTTCTTGACCAAGTTGGCCATGACGAGGGATTTTTTGTATGCTGCCACAATCTCATCAGACCAAACTTCAGGGATGAAGGTTGCTGCGGTTGTGATTGTGACGTTATCTGTACCTAAAGCCATTTAAAATACTCCTATAAATTCAAGAAAAATAATTGTTACTTAACTCGACCTTGTGCATAAGCTGCCATGATTTCAGGTTGGAGCAGCTCATACCGATCTGGGTCGGTCATCTTCAGACGGATTAAATCCGCACGGCGGTAAACTTTCTTTGCAACTTCGCCAGATCCACTTGTATCCACACCAGCGGCTCGAAGAGCTTGTGCTTGTTGTTTCTTACCAGTTTCCTGTATGTTGTTGTTACGAACCTGTTTAAGTTCTTTGTACGTGCTTAAGAGTTCATCTGCTGAACCGAAGTCAAACTCTGCATCAGCCTTGGCATACAGACTCAGACGAATAGGGCTTGCCTTGACCCACTCCTGAAATCCAGTGTCGTTGGCAATACTGCCAAAGTCAGGATGTTTGGAAGCAAGCTGCTGCGCTGTCTTCATCCGTTTAAGCTCAAGGTTGGCTTGTTTAGCCTCCAGAACTGCGGGGTTATTCTCGATTGCACGTTTAATCGAATCTTGAGGGTTCTCAAAGAAATCAACTTCGGGCGTACTTTCAACAGTCTGTGCCTTATCGCTTTCGAGTTGTCGTTTAAGCAGTTGATCCGCTAATGAACGTACTTCGTGTACTTCCTGTGCTTGCCTCCCAATCATCTTTTCAGCTTCTTGGTGCATCTTAACAATATCCTCTAAGGACTTGTCTTTGTATTTATCAGGAATTACCTTCTCTACTACAGGCTCTGGAGTTTGTTCCACTGCGGGAGTCTCTTGTACCTGTTCTTCATCAATCGTATCCAAGTTTGGGTCAAACGATTCTTGCTCAATAAGTGCCATACTATTATTCTCCTGTCTCTCTTGAGATTATAGGACTATGAAATGTGAATACTGATTACTCAGTACTTACCCGTTAATGCGAAGTGTTATTCTGGAACAGCGTAAGAGGCTTTCCTCTCTTGTGCCAGTTTCTCACTTCTCTTTCGTTCCCATGCGTCATACGCAGATGGAAAAGCACCAGAGATACCTTCCAACTTTGAACGAACCATAGAAACAATTCTCGTTGAGTTCTTACCACAGGCTCGACAAGCGAGTTCCCTGACGGTTTCATCAACTAATGCTTCGGAGATGTGTCCATCTTCACAAACAAATTCAAACATACGGCGCATTACTGTACCTCCTGCTGTAATTGTTCATAAACCTCTTCACATGTCTTCTTGCGATTTAAAATAAGATCCAGAATATCCAGTTGGCCCTGACGGTAAGATAAAGATTGTGCGTCTTTGACCGTGCGGATATTTTCTAGCTCTTGTCTTAACTTGGTAAAGTCCTCAATCAAGAACGCCCACCCTTTGGTGGACATTGTTGAAAAAGTCTCCTCATAATACACTTGAAGTTCCTTATCCATGAGGGGAAACTCCTTTCATTT